CTTCCGGAGCTGATCGACCTGTGGGGCATGAACATCAAGACCACGGTACCCGCAAGAAAAAACTGAGGAAGACAGAGCGGCCGATGACAACCGCTCTGTTTATGCTCCGGTGTGTCGAACTGGGGCTGAATATCGCTGACTTGGATCTTCTGACGATAGGTTCCGTGAACGATATGTTCAACGAGAAGAGCCGCGACTCCATGGAGTGGCGGGAAGAAGCATCCCAGGCAGATATGAATCGTTTTTAACTGAAAAAAATGCGGATGCCGCAAAAATTTCACGGAAGTCCGCATTTAGAAAACAATCCGCAAAACTTGAAAATTAGCGGATGAAAATCAAAATCCCTCTCAGCCAAATTGACTGGGAGGGATCTGTCCTCAGAGGGCGACAGCATGAGCAGTGTGAGCTGCGTCATTCTTTGTCAAAAGGTAAAGGCAGTACTGATTCATACTGATGCCTTCCTGTTTAGCGTGTACAGATAATGATCTGTGAAGGCTTCTCGGCATTCTGAGCTTAAACTGGCCGGAATACTCAAGGAGTTCCGCGTCTTCGCCAGGTTCAGCAATTTCGATGCCTTCCTCTATTGCGGCTTCAAGCCAGGCGCGCTTGGCATCTTCTGCCATAGCAACGACACCTTCCAGTGTATCCGCACAGGTAATGCAGCCGGGGAGTTCGGGATAACGCGCCCCGTAACCGCCCTCCTCAGTGTCGGGAACGATTTCCAGACGGTAAGGAAGAGACAGGTAATACTCAATTGTTTTCTTCATCGTTCTCCTCACTTTCTATGGCTTCTTTCACCATGATGATGTAAATGCGCTTGATTGGTTCGTGGGCTGGTATTGTGACCGGCTGGCAGCCGGGTTTCCGGAAGGTCTTGTGGCTGCTTCCGCTGCCTGGCCCGCTCATAGTATATCCATATGCTTCGAGGACCTTCCGTACTTCATCGAAGCGCATGTTCTTATCCAGGGATTTAATCCTCTGAAGGAGTTTGTCAAATTGGGACATACTGCACCTCCTTTGCCTACCATTATAAATGGTGTCATATACGATGTCAAGGCTTTAGGGAAGAATTATCAGAAAGTTCAGAGAAAGGAAACAAAACATGCAGATCAAATGTGACCATTGCGGTGCGGTGGCAGAGACCATCGAACCCAAAACAGCGAGAGACGGTGAGCTTGAGTACACTTTCTTTCGCTGTTCAGCATGCAAAGCGACGTATCCGATTGCGGTGACTGACAGGAAACTGCGGGTGAACATTACGGAATACCAGCACAGGCGGAATCATATCCGCATCAGTCCTGTGACGGAACAGTTCCTCCGGGAGACGGAGACGTTGAAACAGGAAAACCTGAAACGATGTAGAGAGCTGATGGACCTTCATCCATTGGCTCTTTTTCTTGAAGCTCATCCTGAAATCATTAAAGCGATGGATCGTGAGGATGAAAAATAAATCGCCCGTTGCGGGCAGGAAGGAGGGATAAATCATGGCTGGCAGAATCCAGGGCATTACTGTCGAGATTGGCGGCGATACCACAAAACTGTCCAAGGCGCTGCAGGGTGTCAACAAGGACATCAAGAGTACGCAGACACAACTGAAGGACGTAGAGAAACTGCTGAAGCTCGATCCCTCCAATACGGAACTGGTCCGGCAGAAACAGCAGCTTCTTGCTCAGGCGATAAAGGATACCAAGGAAAAGCTGGAGACACTGAAGACGGCGGCTGCACAGGCCAACGAGCAGCTTCAGAAGGGCGAGATCACTCAGGAACAGTACGACGCTCTGCAAAGGGAGATTCAGGAGACAGAGCAGCAGCTCCGCTCCCTGGAATCCCAGGCCACGTCCACCAATGCGACGCTTGCAAAGATTGAAGAGGTCGGCGGGAAGTTCCAGCAGGTCGGTCAGAAAATCAGTTCTGCGGGCAAAACCCTCACTACGCATGTGACAGCTCCCATTGTGGCGCTTGGCACTGCGGCGGTGAAAACGGCTGCGGATTTCGATGAAGGCATGTCCAAGGTGGCAGCCATCTCCGGCGCGACGGGACAAGACCTGCAGGATCTTCGTGACAAGGCGCGAGAGATGGGCAGTAAGACCAAGTTCTCCGCAACCGAAGCAGCGTCTGCCTTCGAGTACATGGCCATGGCAGGCTGGAAAACCGGTGATATGCTCGACGGTATTGAGGGCATTATGAACCTCGCTGCCGCATCCGGTGAAGACCTGGCGACCACGTCGGATATCGTGACGGACGCACTGACTGCTTTTGGCCTTTCCGCATCTGACTCCGGTCACTTTGCGGATATCCTGGCTGCTGCTTCTTCTAACGCCAATACGAACGTCTCCATGATGGGCGAAACCTTCAAATACTGTGCGCCTATTGCTGGTGCCCTCGGTTTCTCGGCTGAAGACACAGCAGAGGCTATCGGACTGATGGCAAATGCTGGTATTAAAGGGAGTCAGGCAGGTACAGCGCTCCGTACCATCATGAACAACCTGACCGGGGAAGTAAAGCTCTCCGGTAAGGCTTTCGGTGAAGTGACAATCGCCACGACCAATGCGGACGGCTCCATGAGAGATCTGTCGGATATCCTCGCAGACTGTCGCGGTGCCTTCAATCAGATGACGGAATCTGAAAAGGCACAGGCGGCGGAAGCACTGGTTGGCAAAAATGCCATGTCCGGTTTCCTTGCCCTGATGAATGCGGCTCCGGAGGATATTGAAAAGCTATCTTCGGCTATAGAAAACTGTGATGGCACAGCAGAGCACATGGCAGCGACCATGCAGGATAATCTGAAAGGCCAGTTGACCATCCTAAAATCTCAGTTGGAGGAACTGGCCATTTCCTTTGGGGGGCTTTTGATGCCCGCCATCCGCGCTATTGTCAGTAAGATCCAGGCATTCGTGGATAAGCTGAACAATATGGATGAAGCCCAGAAGAAGATGATCCTGAAGGTTGCGGCCCTCGCGGCTGCAATCGGCCCGCTTTTGGTAGTGCTGGGGAAAACGATCTCCACGGTCGGCTCTGCCATGAAGGGCTTTGCATCTATTGCCAAAGTTATGAAGAAGGTGGGCGGCCTTGGCGGCACGCTCAAAAAAGCCTTTGCGGCGCTGACGAGTCCTATTGGGGCCGTTGTTGCGGTGATTGCCGTCCTTGTAGCTGCTTTCATTCATCTGTGGAATACGAACGAGGAGTTCCGCACGAAGATCACGGAGATCTGGAACAGCATCAAGGCAAAGTTTGAGGCTTTTGGGGAGGCAATAACGTCTCGCCTGAATGCCCTCGGCTTTGATTTCAAAAACATCACCGAAGTGCTGAAAGCAGTATGGGACGGTTTCTGTTCCGTGCTTGCCCCGCTGTTCGAAGGCGCGTTTCAGGTGATTGCCACGGTGCTGGGTACGGTGCTGGATGTACTGGTCGGACTATTCGATGTATTCAGCAATCTCTTCCAAGGCAACTGGTCCGGCGCGTGGGAAGCGGTGAAGGGTATTTTCTCCTCTGTATGGGAGGGCATCAAATCCATTTTCTCCACGGTGCTGGATGCACTGAAGGGAGTGGCGGACGTATTCCTCTCCTGGTTCGGTACGGACTGGGATACGGTATGGACGAGCGTGAAGACTTTCTTCACCAATACCTGGAACAGCATTAAGACGTTTTTCTCCAATATCCTGAACGGAATTAAGAATGTTGCGGTTACGGTATGGACGGCGATCACCACTTGGCTTTCCAATGCCTGGACCGGAATAAAGACGACGGCGACGACGGTTTGGAACGCAATCAAAACGTTCTTCTCCGATACGCTGACAGGAATAAAAACGACGTTCACAAATATCTGGACAGGGATTAAAACCACGGTCACGACCATATGGACGGCGATCAGCACAGCGGCAAGTACGGTATGGGAAGCGATAAAAACCTTCTTTTCCACAACGCTGTCTTCTATCCAGACGACCTTCAGCACGATTTGGACTGCGATATCGACGGCACTGTCGACAGTATGGAATGCGATCAGCACGACAGCAAGCACTGTATGGGAAGCGATAAAATCCTTCTTTACTACGATGCTGACGAACATCCAGACTACTTTCAGTACGGTTTGGTTGGCGATTTCTACTGCATTGTCGACAGTATGGAATACGATCAGCACGACAGCAAGTACCGTATGGGAAGCCATCAAAGGATTCTTTACAACTACGCTGACGGCGATCAAAACGACTTTCAGTACGATCTGGACTGCGATCTCTACAGCGCTCTCGACTGTATGGAACGCCATCAAAACCGCTGCGGAAACAGTGTGGAACGCGATCCTTTCCTTCTTCGGTCTGAACAACAGTGAAACGCAGACGAGCTTCTCTAGTGCGTGGTCAGCCATTCAGACGGCTCTTTCCACGATATGGACCGCGATACAAACGCTTGCCTCTACGGTATGGGAAGCGATAAAGAGCTTCTTTACGACTACGCTGACGGCAATCCAGACTACCTTCAGTACGATCTGGAATGCAATTTCCACTGCCGTATCCACAGTTTGGACGACGATCCAGACTACGGCGAGCACAGTCTGGGAAGCGATAAAGAGCTTCTTTGCGACTACGCTGACGGCAAT